CTTTTCTTTTTGTTCATATCCATATATTTCATCATTCCTGCTAATCCAAACATTGGCATTAACATTCCTTTTCCTGCTTTTATTGGTTTTTTCATCATAGCTCCTTTACTAGCTTTTTTAGAAGTCAAATAATCTTGATATTGCTTGTCTTGACTTTGACCTTCTGCTGCTTGTCTTCTACCTTCTTTCTTACCTTGTTTTTTTATTTCATTCATAAGCATAATTGTGCCTATTCCTGCTTTTTTTACTGTTCTTTTCATTTCGCCTCCTAACTTGGCTGGTTTGGGTCCTTTAAAATCTTTTCTTTTTACACCACTTGGGTCTTTAATTTTACCTGCGCATATTTTTGATGCATATGCATTAGCATATGCGCTGGGGTAAACTTTAAATTTTCTTTTAGCAGCTGCTTTTCCTCTTGCACATAATTTTGTCATAATATCTCCTTTATTTACTATAAACTCTCATAGACAATGTGTCTACCTTGCTTTCTTCCTTCTTGAAGCACAATGTGCTTTTTCACTAAATCCTTTTGGTCTTGCACAATTTATTTTACTTTTTCTTTTTTTAGACCATTTCTTTTTTTGAGGAGGATTTGATATTTGTTGCCTCATTTGACTTCTACCTATTGTCATACAAAAGTATACTCTACCTTTCCGTCATCGTTTCTATCTGCTCTTTTATAATGTTTTCTATTTGATTCAGTGTCATAAGAAACGTGAACCCAACCAGAGTTAGGATCGTCTTCATTATGAAACTCTAATATTAACTGATCAAATTCACAATTGTCATTAATCCAATCTGATAACTCTTTATTACTAATACCAAATATTTCTATATCTGCAGCTTGACCTTGAACGTGCTGTGAAGAAATACTTGAACCTATTTTGTGATTTAGTTCTGCACATCTAAAACCAGATGATATAAATACTGGCATCAAGAAATATTCTCTTATTGGTTGTAAAACATTTTTGCACAATGCTTTTAAGTTTTCAATAACCTCTTCACTTGGTGTATTGTCAATGCCATTTCTTAATGCTGTTTGTGATTTGGTAAATTCACTTAGTGAAAAATTATCTGATAATTTCATTTAACATCTCCATCTTCTTCTAGCTGCACATATTCTTTTCTTTGGAGTTTTTTGACAATTAATATTGTGCATTTTCATTTGTCCTTTACTTCTTGAACAATATGACTTTCTTCTTTTTTGTCTAGACTTACTTGGTTTTTTCTCAGTCACAGCAGTCTTGAGTTTGGAACCAGGATTATCTCTACGATATTTCTCAACACCTTTTTGAGTCATACCTGCTCCAGACTCAGTAGACCTGAAGTACTTCTTGGTCTTTGGTGGCATACCACCATTTTTGAAACCAAGAAGCTCTGCTGTGTATTTATCCATTATCAGTATCAGCCGTAATCGGTGTTACAAAAACTGTAACAGAGGTTACGTTACTAATAGTCAAGTGCATATCTGTTTTAAATAAAATACCATCTAAAGGCATATCCACTTGGTATTGATCAGCTGCACTTCCAGCAGGTGTAGTGATTACAAGTTTCTGTGTACCACTACCTCCACCATCTTTAAAAGTTAAAGTTCCTGCTGATGAGTGACCAACATAATAAATAGATAGCAATCTTGTTCTACCAGACTGTATTGTACCAGTCGAGGTTAAAGTTTTTGCACCTATATCTGAGTTCATAATATACTCCTATTAACTAGCTACATCGTAACCAATTATGGTTATTAAAAGTTTACCAGCACTGTAAGTACCAGCAGTAGTTCCTTGACCAACTAAATATAGATATTTATCAGCGACTGTAGGTAAAGTATTTATGTTAGTAGCTCTTCCTCCAACTGCCTGTGCTCCACCATCAACTAATTGACTTTCTGTTAAGTCACCAATTGCAGTATCTTCAACACCAGTAGCTTCGGTTGCTACATATAAATCTATGTCATCCTCACCAGTAGCAGGTGTTTCGAAACATTCCATAGTTACGCCAAAAACTGTTCCTTGATTTGCTGTTGTGATTTGACCTATGTATGCTACACCTGAACCATTTTTACCTATAATATCACCAGCAGTTCCACCAGAATTTAATCCTGTTAAGTCTACCATAATAGTTGTTTTTACAATGTTTACATTTGTAGAAGTATCACTTTTAAATCTTTCTACTTGAGTTATATAAACTGCTGCTGTGCCTTCAATACCTGCGCCTCCAGCTGCCTCAACTGCCATTTTGTTACCACTTGTAATTGTGATCGCACCAGTGGTTGCATTTTTGGATACAGTCTCAAATCCGTTTTCGGAACGGACTGGACCTGAAAAAGTTGTATTTGCCATTTTAGCTCCTAGTTAAAAGATATAGTCCTCTAGGGAAGTCAGCCAAGCCT